TTATTTTATCCTCTTATATACATAAGGCGCTCCGTTAATAGGAGTAGCCCCTTCAGAAAATATAATTTGCCCGCCGTATTGCGAGAGATATGCACCTGACACCCAAGTACCCCCGTAGAGCGAAGCAGGATCGATATTAGTGATAGACATAATGATACTGCCCACAGGGTATAAGTCGGCTTTCTTTACGTACATATTCATATCCTGCCTATATGCAGAAAGCAGCCCAATGACACTTACCATATCAGACGACTTAGCGAATTTCTTGTCCAGCTGCGTGCATAGTTTCCGGATAGCCCCCAGCAGCGAGTCCTTGTAAGTGCTCATGCTAGCACCTCACTTATACAATAGTTTCGTTGACGATGGCTGTAATTTCCTCATCCGTCGACAGTGGGAAGTTGTTAAGCTGCATATATTTCATATCAGCATCAGCAGCTTTGATATAAGCAGACAAGTCAACCACGCCGGACAGATTATCCCATGCATTGCCATTCCAAACTACATTATCTCCGGCTTTGATTCCGTGAGACGCATCCGCCGCCACGACGTTGTATACATCGCCTACAGCATTCCCATTAACGGGGAGATCCGCATAGGTGTCCACACTCCCGCGGTACTTATAGACTGTGGTGATGTCTGCTTTTTTCGCATAAGTACTATCTACGTCCGCGCTCTTTGCATAGGCAGCAAGCGACTGATGCTGCGTCAGCGGGGTAATGGTATTAGCACCCAATGTAATGACACCGCCCGCGATCTTGGCATCCGTGATACCATAGCCTTTCAGCGTGGTGGCTACATCTGCCTTTTTACCCAAAGCAGTATTTACATCGGCCGTCTTTGCGTAGGGAGACAGGTCCACGTAACCCTGAATAGCGGAAATCGTACCGTCTTCGGAAATAGTCACATTATTGCCCGCCTTGACACCACCGATGGTGCTTGCTGTCGGTGCCGGAAGGACGTAGTTATTCGCTCCTGCTGCTACGCCTGCGAGCTTTGCTTTTTCTGCGGAAGTATAATCATTGGTAGAAAGGCCTTTCCCGGTTTCCTTCCTGACAAAAAGGCTATTCAGCTTTGCAATCAAAGCGGTCATAGCAGCAGCAAAATTGGATTTTCTCAGAATTTTATCAATAGCAGCCATATTATTCTTCTCCTTTTAGTAGATTATCAAAAATATCATCAATGACAGCCACGCATTCCGCATCGGTTGCGTAATCTGCCACGAAATTGCCAGTATCAGCCGGAGTCAACACACCAGTTAAAACTCCTACGGCAGACAGGACTCCTGTAAGTGTTGCATTATCACTCATCAGAAAGTCACCTCTTCTGTTAGTTTCAGTATGTGTGGTGGAATCACAGTCGCGACAAATCCATCAGGCCGGCGCAATTCGATATCATAGTAGTATGTTCCATACGCCAGATTATCTGTCTCTCTAGGAACAATGGTGATGCAATTATTAGCAGCCGCTTTTTGGATAACGATTTCCTCGTCATTTGGCGATCTTTTTACGGTAAAAAGCACCTGATCATCCGGAGTGATTTCGTAGTCAGTACCGTCTTGATTTTTGATTTGCAGTCTGAAAGTAGCAGTATCTCCTCTTGTCAGACTAATTCCATTGTTGACCACTTTCAGCACAATATCACCTCATCAGTACCATTCACTTAAATCATATTTCCGCCCATCAATTTCAAAAGAATCAGTATATTGCCAACCAGCAAGGATTCTGCTCGGGAAATAATCATGGAAATCACATGCACCGGCATATTGGGCAATCCATACGGGTACATAATCAGCTAGATCATCAAGATTCATGCAGTCTGTGATAGTAGACAGACTTGCATAGATTCCGGCAGAATAACCCGCGGCATTGCATTCTGAAATAAATGCACTACAGATGGCGGTCACATCTTCCCTATCCTGCCCAATGACTTCGGGCGCTTCCACATCAAACCAAATCCCTAACGGCGGTGTACCGTACCCCAATGCATTCAGCGCCTCGATCACTCGATTTGCTTCTTCTCTTGCTCGCTCGGTAGTTTGTGCGTGCGTGTAGCAATAGGCGCCCCACGGCAATCCCCTAGCCTCCGCACCGGCGATATGTTTTCCGTGCAGTTGAGTCAGGCTTCTGCCCTCGGAAATCTTCACAATCGCACCACCGACTCCTGCGGCGATGAGATGAGACCAGTTAATGTGATCATTCCAGTCACTTAAATCAGTTACCAGCATTCGTTATCCTCCTTTTTCCAACGTCCCTTTATCCAATCCCCTACGGTAAACAAAAAGACTGCCACGTAAATAACGACCCATTCTTTTAATTTCATGTTGGACTCCTCTTTTTAATTACTGCAGCTAAATTATGGACCATAGACACACCAGCATCGTCCAGGTTCTCCACGATGCTGAGAAGCTCGGTGGATGCCAGGTAGGAAATCACGATCTGTGCAAAATTGACATGGCCCACAAGGATATCGGCTAGACCGCCAGCAATCACCAAAAACATATAAGCAAAGATTTTCCCTGCAAACTGCGTTTTCATTTCATGGCTATTGATGATACGAGCCCGATGTGCCGCTGGAATGCCTCGGATGGAATCTACCAGCGAGGGCTTTTCCACATTGTTCTCAATCAGCCAGTGATAGGACAGGGCAATAAATTTGGCGAACAAGTCAAGAGCCACCAACACGGCGAATGCAGTAAAAAGCATGATGTGCTTCGACATGGCGATGAGTAAGATCCCCATAAGAATTTTGTAGGGCCAGCCGTCCGGGATGCTGCAAATCGCACGATCGGCGGAATTGTAAATTTGAATGAAGATTTCAGTCATGTTTTATCCTCCGCATCTTTCTTTTCTTCCGTTTCATCTTTGGGTGTCAGCGGCTTCGATCTGATACATTTCGCATTAGTGCAAAGTCCAGTCTTGTTATCCATCTTGCGATGGCAAATGAAACATCTTTCCATTTAAATTGCTCCTCTCTTTTCTGTATATTCCGCAACCAGTTCTTCTCTTTCAGCTTTGAGGTCATTGTAGTAGTCCTCATCTTCTACGGCTTTTGCTTTCGCCATTCCTGTTTCGATATCACTGATTTTTCTAGCATATTCAGAATCAAGCGCCGCCAGTTCGGCTTCTCGCTTCTCTTCTTCTGTTGGTTCCGGTTTAGCCTGATATGCTCCATTTTTATACAGCAAATCACCTTGCAGGGCTTTGTTGTAGGTCAAAGCGTCTTGCACAACATGGACCTTGTCTGGATATTCCACTTTGGCTTTAGCCAGCAATTCTTCCACAGTGTCCCCATGTGCGCCGGTCACATAAGAGGTTACTCTTTCACCTGTTGTTTCGTAGATAGACAAATATGTCAAAGTAGGATTGGCAATAGATACTACCATCGCATTATCTCCTTACATTAAAATAACCTCCATCAATATGATTGGAGGTCTAAAAAATGAAAAATCCAAATGGATATGGTTGTATTAAATTATTAAGTGGTTCACGGCGGCGGCCGTATTGCTTTGTTGTGTCCCAGCAAGGCAAGCAGAAAGTCATTGGTTACTTTGCTACTAAGTTGGAAGCAATGGCTTATCAAGTTGATTACAATCAATCTCATGGGCTCCACCGCCTTTCAGACAACAAAATAACATTTGCAGAATTATATGCACGCTGGCTTCCCAAACACATCGAATACAGCAGCGTGTCTGATAGCACCATACACGGCTACGAAAGCGCCTATAAGCACTGCAGGCTTTTGTATGACTTACCAGTATCCGACATCAAATACAGCCATTTACAAACCGTCATAGATGGAATGAATAGGTTATCATATGCCAGCAAGAAAAAGGTCCGCAACCTGCTATCACTGCTATTTGCATACGCTCGCAAAATGGAATACACGTTTCATGATTTTACCGGGCTTATCCGAATCGGTAAAAACAAGCCAGTCAATCCTCATCAAGCCATGAGTAAGCAAGCCATCAATCGGCTTTGGAAACTAGTTGATAAAGCAGATGTCGATATTGTACTGATACTCATCTACACCGGCATGCGTACTTGCGAACTCCGTAATCTCAAAAAAACTGACATCAATCGTAGGCAGAAGTATATCCGCATCACAAAATCAAAGACCGAAGCCGGAAAACGAATCATCCCTATCGCCAGTAAGATATGGCCTCTCGTAGAAGCTCGATACTCTTTACAAGGTGATTTCCTGCTATGTGATGAAAGTGGGGATCCCTACGGCTATAGTCGTCTCTCTCGCCTGTTTAGCCGTGTCATGAAGCTAATTCACGGGGAGAAATACAAACCACATGATACTCGTCATACATGTGCCACTCTGCTGGATGCCGTCGATGTTAACGATAACGCCAGAAAAATGATCCTTGGTCATGCTAGACATGATGTGACTAACGGAGTATACACTCACAAAAATCTACGGCAACTACGTAAAGCTATCGAAAAGATTTGA